AAAATTGAATTTGAATATAAATGCACAACCGCAGCATTCGATGACGAATTTGGCATAGTAATGCTAACTATTACTGGCAGCATTGCTGTAACTAAAGAACATTTCTATTTATTAATTAATGACGAATTAACACGTGAAGAAGAAGCAGATTTTAGAAGAAGAGAGGAGTATCAAATTCAACAACTTATCCCAAAAGTGTTGTTAAATATTTATGAGGAATGGCTTAACACTAATAGACAGATAAAAATAAATCGTGTTATATGCATTGATACCAACGACACAAGTGAGCCTACAATTAGAATTCAAAAAGGGGAAATGGATTATACTGTAACCGATACAGATATAAAAAATAAAAAATGCAGAGATATGCTTTTAGCTATTAAATCAATTAAAAAGGATTATCCAAATAACCGAATTATAAATATTAGTGATGAAAGGATTGACTATTTACTTCTGCATGTAAGTGACATGAGGTGGCATGTATTTGAAAAGCTCTATTTCGATGAAGACCAAATTGAGAGATATTTATATGAATTGACTACCGCATTAGACGAAAAAAAAAGAATAGATTTAATAAAAACATATACGCCTTTTCGAGTGTATTATGTAACAAAATATTTAGCCAAATTACAAAAATCCGTGAAAGGGCAAGTTTAGAAATGAGTTATACACAAGATGAAATTTTATATGAGATAGCAAAGGCCAACTATACAGATGATAATGGTGATTATTTAAGATGCTTAGATGCTTCTGACCATAAAAATTGTAAAGAGTTTATGTTAAAAGTAGTAAAAAAAGAACTGGAAGATGATTGGCATCTTAATTCACTTTATTATGCCTCTCAAGAATTAAAAAATGATGTTGATTTTTTGTTGCAAGTAGCAAAATTAATTAAATCAGTTAGATGTCATACAACTAAAGGTTATGAATTATTAGAATATACTAAGCCTAGTCAAGATACTATTAATAAAATTACAAATTGTAAAAAAACATTAATACAATTTTTAGAGTTAGATGTTTGGCCATTATTAGATAAAGCACCTAAAGAATTTTTAGACGATAAAGATGTAGTCAAACTAGCTGAAAAAGAAAAAAAAGGAGAGCTTAGAAATGCATAAAAACAAAAAAAAGAAACCAAAAAGATATTAATAAAAAAAGGAGTATAAAAAATGGAAAATAATATTGAACAAGCAATAGCGGTGATCGAGGCAAGAATGGCAAAAGCCTTAAAATCAGTCAACGATTCTATAGATGGGCGAATTGCAATGGCAGTTAAAACACAAATAGCCAATTCTATTGAATTTAACGTTAATAATCATTTGAAGGCAATCCAAAAAATCACTATAGATAAGCCGTTAAGTATTGAGCAATTAACTCGTTTATATAATGACGTATACCAGAGCCTACAAGATCTAAAAATAAACGCTAATGGCTATGGACTATACGACCAAATGCAACAGTTAAATAACACAGTACAAAACAGTCAATCACAAGTGCAGGAACTTTCAAATAACGTTAAGAAGCTGATCGATGATAAATACATAAAATCAGATATAAATAAAAAAGAGTTATGGGACTTGTACAGTTTAACAAAATCAACACAAGATGAATTAGCACAGCATTTTAAAGTTAGTATCCCTACGGTGTATAAGTGGTTAAATTGCCAAACCAAAGACATCAAAGCACAAAACGAGCTAAAGCTATATCTTGAAAGAAAGCTAGAAAAGCAAAAGGGAACTGTTAATGCCTAATTACGATTTTAAGTGCAAGTCTTGCACACACGTATTTGAAAAGTTCTTTAGCGTGCATGATGAACACAGGGCAAATTGTGAGAAGTGTTTAAGCACTCATACATTTCGCTATATGGGCAATAATAGCGTGGCTGTTCATGGCTTTACTACGTTTGCTGATCCACGTGGAGGAGATGGCAGGTTAACGCTAAAAGAAATAAACGCGATCGAGAAGCGTGACAATTTAGTTTATGGCAATCACGACGACATACGAAAAGAAGCAAAGAAAAATAAGGAATATAACGAAAAGAAGCATAAAAAAAAGTTAGAGGGTATAATAGATAAAGGGGTTACGCAAATACATAAAAAGTATAATTCTTAGGAGATAATATGCCACTTGAGTACAATAAATCTAAAAAATCATTTAAAAAAAATATAAAAACAGAAATAAAAGCAGGCAAGCCAATGAAGCAAGCCGTCGCAATTGCATATAGTATAAAAAAGAAAAAAAAGAAAAAGTAGAATGTTGTATAGTCAATTTTGTGAATCAAACGATATTTGTGATCTAACAGATATAGAATTTATGTTTTACTGTATCCACGAAGGCACACCAACATTAATTCTAGGAGATCACCAAGACTTGTTTTACGAAGACGACTGCGAGTTGGTAGAAAGCTTAACCAATCTATCTGATATGCCAAATACGGTTTGGATTAATGTGAATTAAAGGGAAATATGAAAAAACAAGAATATATTTACAAGGGTGTTGTTAAAAAAGTTCTAGATGGTGATACGTACGACATACTATTTGATTTAGGCTTTCACAATTATTTTCAAACGAGGGTGCGGCTCTATGGAGTAGATGCATATGAAAAATCACTACGTAACGGCACAACACCAGAGCAAAAAGAGCTAGGCCTACAGGCTAAAAATTTGTGCGAAGAACTAATGCTTAATAAGAAAGTAGTCGTAAAAACAATACAAGATAAAAAAGGCAAGTACGGTCGGTATTTGGTTGCAGTGTACGTCGATGGGGTTTCGATTGCAGACATACTTGAAAAAAAAGGATATTTAAAACATGTTTAATATTATAGGGAACTTACTTGGTGGCGTTGTTAATACTGTAGGAGATGTCGTTAAAAAAGATCAAGCCATAAAAGAGATAAGGCAAAAAGGAAAGCTAAGTTTAGCGCAAGCAAAAATAGATTTAGATGTAGCAAAATTAAAAGCAAAAATAACGCAACAAGAAACACAGGCGGCCAATGATATGACCTACGATATGCAAGTCTTAAAAAATAGGCGTGAATCATTAATCGACGAGTTTATTATTTTAGGGTTTTTTGTGATTATGATCTTAACGTTTATTCCTGCAACACAGGCAACAATGGCAGAGGGTTGGCGCGCATTAAATAACACGGCGTGGTGGTTTGAATTTGGAATTGTTGGCATACTTGTTTCAACACTTGGCTTAAAAGATGTACTACGCATTTTTATTGGCGGATCAATAGATAAGCTTAAAAAAAAACGATAAATGACCAAATCGGAACTAATTTAAAAATAGTCACGACTAAAACAGAATCTAATATAAACAGGTCGAATTCGACCGCTTTAAAATATGACCTATTGTTCAATGTCAAAGACACATTTGTAAATGCAAAACTAGGGTTTCTATGCATAGACAATAAGCAATATGCGTGTGTTAGCGGTAAGCATGGATTAGGAGCCTTGCCTAAGGGTATGTACACAATAAACAAATGTTACAAGTTAAAGGCCATTAAAGGAAAAACAGAGCCTTATACAGGTAAACAGTTCCCATGGGTAGCTAGACTAACACCACAATTCAAAACAAGCCGATCTAAACTGTTAATTCATCCAGACGGTGGTGTGAAAGGCACTAGGGGCTGTATAGGCATTAAGAATAAAGACGTGCAAGCCTATGAGCAAATAAGTAATTTATTAAAAGTAAAAAAACAATTGCTATTGTATGTCGATAAATAGTATTATCTAACTGTTATTTTTATTTATCTTTGGGCTGGACCGCTTAACACCAGCCCTGAAAAAATGTTATAATATAAAAGTAAAATCCTTAAGAACAGTGGGTACCCGTCATAGTACCCACACCCCCTTTTATTTTACTTAATAATTGTTACTTTTTTTTGTAACGCTCAAGTATGTTCTTGCCGATTTGTTTTAAACGTCGAACAGAATCGTAATTGCTTGGGATAGGGGCATCCCATCGTTTGAATTGCATAGCTGCTGGTGTTGGCCTTCCTTGCTTGTCTTTCAATGGTTGGCTTTGTTTTAATATTTGCGTTGCTTTTCGTAGTAGAAACTTTCCACGTGTAAGTTTGCGTGCTGGTGATGCACTAGATACATCTCTAACAGGCTTAGCAACACTACCCCCTGAACGATTATAGTCAGCCATTTTTTTATTTGTTCGCTTGTCGTATCTTTTGTATTTTTCCTGTGCCGATAACATTACCCTATTCCCGTAATAAAGTTAGGCTGTACAGGCTGTTCTTGTAATGCCGGTTGTGGCATTGTTAAACCTAAACTGTCAGTTATGGTGCTAATTGCAGACACTTGTTGTTCTACAGGCAATACAGCAATCAATTCCATAATGTCCTTCAAACCCATATTTACGTTTTTAATGTACGCGTTAAAGTCTGGCTCAGGTAATGGCACTTGCGCCTGCTCGTCCTGTTCTTCTTTGATTTTGTTTATTATTGCTCTGTAGTTTGGATAGTCTAGTGTTTTTAGTATTAACTCTTTAACGTCGGGATTATTTACATCACCGAATATGCCCTGCTGTGCTAGTTGCAGTGTAGTTGCAGCAATTGCCGATTGCGATTGTGGTAGTGAACTGCCAGCGGTTATTTCTACTTCATACTCCCCAAGGGTTAAGTCAGACTTTATTTCATCTACAGCTTTTAGCTCTTTAGTTTCCATATCACGATCATATATGTTAATTTCCATTTCCCCCATTTCGTTAGGCTCCATTGAAGCAAATCGTGTGCCACTGGCCATGCGTATGATTCGTGGTTGGTTGTAGTACAACTGAATTAATACAACAGCCTTATTGCTGATGTCTGTTAAAAAGTTTTTAAAGTTGCGTTGCATCTCACGAATAGACGACATTGGGGACTCTACTAAGTCACGTACCATCTGCCCGCTGTTAACGCCTGTTGGACGTTCCCCTGATAACATAATCTCATTAATCCGTGCAATCTTGTATGCATCTTGTTTTAAATCTTGAATATGCTGACGAACAATCTGTATGTCTTGTGTCAGCTTGTTTGTTATAATTAGCGGCTGTACTAATGGATCACCGGGTTTGCTGTAAATAAGATCAAAGTTCTGCTCAAACGCTCTTTTATAATTTTCAGGAACAATTAATTGTGACTTATACTTTTCTAGTAGTTCTTGCAGTTTACTGTATGCACGTGTTAAACGACTTTGTATTTGCATTAAGTCTTCGACATCGCCTTGACCCATAATTGTATCAGATTGAGTTGGGGAGTAAGTTGCAAACGGGAACCCAAAAGGGTAATCAATTGGCCGATCTTCTAGTATTTCTTGGCCGCTAAAAATGATTAAACGTCCATTGGGATACTTAAAACGCTCTTCAGTTTTCATTTCCTTGTCTTGCTCTGACTCGTCATCTAAAGGAATTAAAACCGTATCATCTTTTAAGTAGCATTCATAAAGCTCAATGTTATGTTCAGTGCCACTAGGCTTTAAACTACCTTGATTTAAATACATTTCACTGCCAGTAGTCACACCGTTAGCTGTTACTTTTCCAGCAACAACCTTGTTTGTAGGCTCACCCATATTAATAGTTGCTGATGGCGAGCTTAATTCGTCAATCTTTTTTAAAACTTCCGGATTGTTTTTATATTGGTTTATTAAATCAAAACGACTAATAACACGTTTCACAAATATATAATTACAGTTTTCAATGCTTGTTGCTGTTGGTTCAGGAAAGAAGTCTAAAGGACTTACACGCTCTATTCTTATATCGCCTAAGCCATTATTGATTGACTGGTTCCATATAACCTTTGCAATCCCTATGCCATAGATAGAGCCATCACGCATAATTTTCTGAGAGATGTTCGGTAATTCCGAACTCCTTTTAATGTTCTCCCAACAATCATTCAGAATGTCAGCAATTGACTCCAGCTGTTTTAGGTTATCAAAGGTTTGATGTGATAGATTTGCAGGCTTTACGGAAGTCGTAATCATTGCATCTAGTGCCGTAGTTGCCTTAGTCTCAACTATTGGCTTTACAACATTATATAGAGCATTTCCTTTTTTCATGTTGCCAAGCGTGTAATCTCCATTGGCATCTGTGCCAGTCACAGGGCTAAATGTCCCATCATAAAATCTTTTGTATTTAACTAGCTGCTTGGTGTTATGACCAGCCTTTGCTTGTGATAACAAGTTGGTCAAATATTTGATAAAAGGATTATCCATACCCCTATAATACAAGCACTATAACATGCAAGCATTAAATTTATTTTAACAAAAAGTAAAATTAGTTAATCATTTAGTAAAAACAAATAAAATGCATATTAAAATTAAGGTAAGTATTATAAAACCATGGAACTACATTATGGGCAACGCCTAGAACTAAAAAAAGATATTTCCTTAGCATTTGTCTGTAATGGCATATTGCCTGCCGGTCAGCTAGGCTATCAAGAAACGCACTACAAAATACAGTTTGATAGAGCGGAGATTGTGTTGCCAGCCAGCTTAGTTTCTGAGCTTTTTGAAGAATATATTGTTGAAGAGGTTGTAGAAGTTGACGTTGAAAGCGTGACAGATTTGTCTAAATTAAAAAAAGACCAGCTTATTTCATTAGTGCAGGTTGCTAAACCTGATTTAGATGTAACAGGACTTAAAAAAGACGATTTGATTAATATTATAGAGGCAGCCCCAAGTGCAGAATAAAGATAAAAAAGAAGGCATTATGATTGTTTTTGGTGGCCCAAAGCATGAAAAAGACAACGACAAAGAAGATAAAAAAGAGTATAGCGAAAAGACTAATAAAGAGTCTAAGCTACAATATACTCTTGAAGATTTTGGCGGTTACACGCCCATGTCATTGGTTTCAAAATTAGAGGAAGCCAAAGACGCTATAGCCAAAGGTAGTACTAAAGAGGCAATTATGGCTCTTGATTCTTGCATTGTTCGGATAACGGGTAAGCAATTACCAGAAAACGACCCAGACAGTGCATTGAAGACTGACCCATTTTTTCAACTCGACAAAATACTATCTTAGAAAATATTTAGGAGGAAAACCGATGGCAGAAGACATCCAAGCTGATGTTGCAACGGAGCAAGTCCAACCAGAGGCCACCCAAGTTACTTTTGGGCAAGGCGATAGTGTTGACACTTCAAGCAACGAAAATGGACAAGTTGAAAGCGAGTCTATAAATTCATGGGAAGGAGATAAGCGTTTTGAATCGCACTGGGGCAAAGACCCAAACAAAATG